CCGTGCTTGACCGCCTGACGTACATAAATTTCACCTTCCTCAAAATCTATGTCTTGCCAACTTAATGCTCTCAATTCACCCTGACGAATACCACTAGCAAGTGATAGTAGTATAGCAACCTGATCACGCTGACTTTCGTTTTTAATCCCAACAGATACTAGTTTCTGTATTGTTTCAGGCTGAATAAACGGTGCCTTATCGCTGACGGAAGTAGACAAACCAAAGCTAACCTTATCTAATGGGTTGATCGGTATCCATCCCTTACCAACACAGAAGTTAAAAAACTGCTTTAAAACCTTAATACGTTTTTCGCTAGTTGCCTTTGATTTGCCTTCAGCTTTGATCCACCGAACAAACGCTGCAGATATTTCCGCCTTATTTTCAACTTTGATAATGTTTAGTTTATGCTTGTTAAATGGGAACCCATCTATTTTAGTTGCAAGACAATATTTAAGACCTCTTTTCTTGTCACTAAGATTTGATTCACTAATCAATCCATCATTTAAGCGCGTTTCTTCTTGTGCTAAAAAATTTTCAGATGCCTTTAACACAGTAAAAATTTCCTGCGGTTTGGAAATTAATCCTAAGTTAAATTGACTAACAAGTTTTTCAGCTTCTGTAACTGCTTCTGCTTTTGTTTTAAAGTTGCCTACCTTGTTACCTAAACCAATGGGTCTACCGTCAATAATCCAATACTGACGGTATTTTTCATTTAACTTTCTTACTTTTAATTGTTTCATTTACTCACCTCTAACGCTTTAATCATCTTTCCACTGCTCCGTGTCTAAGGATGACATTGAAATTGTAGACGTATCGAACTCATCAAGAAACTTCTGACACGCTTTTACTTCTGCTTCTTCATAGTCTTTAGCTTCAATCTCTATAATGTCGCTAAATTCTAACCTAACTCTAATTTTGAATTTCATCATTATTCACCTCTAACGCTTTAATTTCTCCCTTTATGCATCTTCATAAAAATCAATAGCCTCTGCAATCTTTGGCATTAACTTACTCATCTGCTCTTGAATTTGGGCATAGGTTTCTTGACCACTACCAGACATTCTATCGTAATCGAAACCAAGATCGTTTATCTTCTCAATTAAATCTTTAAGATCTTTTTTCATTTTTATCTCCTTTTCTAACAATTACTGTTAAATATAATGACATTTACTGTCAATTGCAAGACCAAAAAAGAAAAAAAGGCACCGCCCTAACGATTTTTGTACAAATGTGCCAGAAAATTTTAGAATATAGGCTGATTTTTGTGCCACAAACGTGCCACAAATAGCAAAAATGCCCCCCAACCAAAAGGTCAGAGGGCATCGTTTTTGAATGTATGCTTTGATTTGAGAGGTGGCATCCCGTACGGGATTCGAACCCGTGTTGCCGCCGTGAAAGGGCGGTAATTTGGGGGATGGAAACACTACCATATGGGTCTAATTGGGAGTATAGTTTCATTTAGTACCATCGCTTCCCAATCCTTTCCATCGTGTTTACCTCTTTTTTTGTGACACATTTGTGCCAGAAAACCTCAAAATAGTGCGGTGCCTTTTAGACGTTTTTCATTCTTTCTATTAACCTATTAGCACGATTTTTTGTCTGCGTATACCACCTTGAATTTTTCATTTCTTTTGCGGCAGCAGAAAAGTTTTTATCTTTAATATGTTTAATGGTCTTTTTAAATTTTTTGTAACGCGGATATCCTAATTGAAAACACATATTCGCACATACTAATTTTACTTCCTCATCCATAGTATCCCAGTCAGGATAAATCTTTTTACAGTCATTTACGGTTATCTGAATATCTTTTTCAAAAAGTTCATCACATCTTGTTTGCGTGATAGGTGTGCCTTCCTTGCAACCATATTCTGGGTCATCTTTTAAAATCAAATGACCAATTCCTACCGTTAAATGATTTTCACTGCAACGGTATATCTCAAGAACCTCGCCCTCATCCGCAGCAATTTCTTTTTGTAATTGTTTTATATCCATTATTTATCCTTTCTTAAAATATAAAAAAATAAAGTAGAACTACGCCAATAAACGCTACGCAGACGTTAGTTATTATTAATTCCTTATTCATGTCATTTCCTTTGAAATTTAGAAATCGCTCTATTGCCAAACCAGAACGCTAAAATAGCAGACCAGAGCCCAGCCACTTCATCTGTCCATAACAATCCAACTGCTTCAGTCCATTCGCCACCAGTTTCCATAAACTTGATTAAGATGGCGGCTTCCACGGCAATAAATAACCCCATAAAAATATAAGTAATAATAGGACGAACTGAAGATCTAAGAGCGTTAACGAATTTACCGCCATCCAGACTTGCATCATGTTTATACAATCCTTCCACTTCTTTTATTTCAGCTTGCTTGTCCAGTTCCTGAATACGCAGTGCAGATTTCTTTTCCATTAAATCGCTCTGGACACGCATTAATTCAACCTTCTGTTTGTGTGCTTGTGATTGCTTGAACACATCTAAAATTGAAGGGAGAAAACTGGTTGTAAAGCCCAACAATGAGCCTAGTAAACTGATCATAAATTTTTCCTATTTTTTTGTAATTGGTGAGGAAGGGGGATCTTTACAATCGCCCTCCCTCATAACTATCATTTACCTATCATTTTTTGCCATTACCGTTCCTTGTTTTACCCCAAGTACTGAAGCCAAAAAATGTAGCCACAATTCCTGACTGCGCCACTAGAAAGGTATTAAGAAAACCACTAATACTATTAAGACGTTCTATTGGTACTATAGGTGTAAACAAAACTGCTACCGCTATACAGACAGAGCCCATAGCCACCCACGCCATTGCACGGTGCTGGTCTTGCATTTTATCAAGGTTTTCTAACTGCACTAGTTCCTTGTGTAACGCCAATTCACGGTCACTAACTTCGCCATCGCCATCACGGTCTGCCTTTTCCCAAACGGAACCTTTTTGTAATTTCTTTTGAGCCATTACGCTAATTGCCTTCTTCGCCACCAAATAATAAATAACGCTGCAACCATGCAAACGGCAAACAACCCAATAATCACTAACACTGCTTTTTGAATATTCTCAATAAGTTCATCGCGCTTGCGTAACCGTTCTTTTTCAGCTTCAAGTCGTTGTTTCTTAATATCTGTCCTTATCCGAATTAGTTCCTGCCAGGCGTTATGTCCTCTAGTTTCAAGGACGATTGTCCGTAACGAGTCCTCAAAATCTTCTGCTTTTTTTAAATTAATAAAACTTTGCATTGCTTCTTCTTCCACTGACATATTCAGTAAAGAATTTTTTGCTTTTGAGTGACCTTTTTTGAGTTGATCAATAGCACCCCACATCTTTCCAATATGAGAGCCCAAATCCTGAATTTCACGCCCTGCGGCTATGCCTGCTTTAATTGCAGAATAGGACGCAACACAAACACTTATCGGATCAATCATTAACTACATCCGTATGACTATAGAAATTAGTAAAAGAATAGTTGCACCAAAAGCAGAAATAAGGATAGTTTCAATCCGCCGAAAACGATTATAAATGTCCTTAAACTGAATGCGAATTTCAGTTTCAAGAACAGTCGTGCGTGAATCAAGGCTATGCAGTGTTGGTTTGTTACTCATCTTTTTTGGTGCCTTCCAGTTCCGTTTTTAACGCATTTGAATATTGTGACTGCGCCACATTGATAATATCCAACTCCGCCATTAAGTTGTTACGCTTGTTTGATATTAACTGTAGCTGGGTAATTGCCTGCACCGCTTTTTGTGAGAGGTCATCCACTGGATAATCCTTGTCATCGATTTTAATGGTTTTTATTTCTTTGTTTTCTTCAGTCATTTCTACTCCTTCCAAGTAACAGTTTTTGGTTTTTTTGGTGGCTTCCCAGTTTTTGGATTAATAATATAATCTCTTAAAGATGATCTATAAGTATCCCATTCACTTACGTTAGAAAGTTTTTCTCTAGCATCTGCCAACCCAACCCAATCACTTTCTGTCAACATTCTTTTAGCTAAATCTTTGTTAAACTCTTTTATAACATCATCTGGTGTTTCTTCTTGAACTGGTTCAGTGTAAGTTTTTCCATCCCATTTTCCACCAAGTTGTAATTCTATGTTATCTGGTATCGCACCTATAGTCTGACCAGTGGGTGGTTTCCAATCCCCTTTAGGGTCATAAACAACTTTATTAAGAATAACTTTATCTGAATTAAGCAATACATATTGTGTCATTGTACAAACCTCACTGTCCAAACCCAAACTTTTCCTGCGGCACCATCGCCGCCTGCTCCAGAGTTGGCATCTCCACTATTTTGTGCGCCACCGCCGCCGCCGCCTCCGCCAGGGAAACCACCATTTCCACCATTTCCACCAGCTACGCCAGTGGAGCCACCAACACCGCCGCCACCTCCGTCACCACCATAGGTACGGTCAGTGCCGTTTGATCCAGAGCCGCCGTCAGAAGAACCACCATTTCCTCCACCACCGCCAAAACTATTTCCCTGCCATTGTCCAGTTGGACTATGAGATGCAGGATTAGGAGTACCAAATATACTCCAATATGAGTCGTATCTAGAATCCTGGTTGGTAGCTTGTCTTACGGTACCTCCATCTTTTGGATCATTTGTTTGCAAAGCTACTGGTACGCCAACTCCAGAAAAAAAGGCTGACCCTCTACCGCCAGGCGCTCCTCTGTAAGTCGAATTATATCCTTCATTACCACCGCCCCCACCGCCTGGCCCCATTCCAGGGTTTCCAGCATTAGCACAAGTAGTACCATCATCGCCGCCACCACCAGCACCAAGACTATCGGTCTGCCAGTAATCATTATAATTGCTTGATGGCCATGATGCTAATAAACCTCTACTGAGTGATGAACCAGAATTAGCGTAGTAGTAACCTCCACCATTACCACTATTACCTCCCACACCGTAACATATAATATTAGAATTATTTGTTACTGAACTAGTACCTCCAGAACCAGAGGTTGTCTGAGTAGTACCATCACCAGTTCTTCCAGCAATACCAGAACCACCAGAGCCAACTACTACAGACATTGTTGATTCTAAACCAGCAGAAATAAACATTTGTAAATCTACACCACCTCCTGCGCCGCCACCGCCGCC